GTGTCGGCGAGTCCTGCAAAGAGCTGGTTGTCGCTCCGCAATGCGGTTACTTCTTTGAAGGTGCCGCCGTCAAAACCGTAAAGGAAGAAGATGATGAAGGTTAAGGTTATTCAGAATTTTCCGCTGCGTTATGCCGGCATTTTGTATCAGCCGGGAGCGGAATTTAACGCCACCGACAAGCACGCCGCCGCAATGGCCGCCCAAAAGCGGGTTGCCGTGCTCAAGGCAGCACCGACGCCGGCAGAACGCAAAGCGGCGATAAAAGCGGCAATCATTGAGTTGCAGAAAGAAACGCCGGACAAAGTGCCGAGCGTGGATAAAATCAAGGCCAAGAGCGGCTTTGCCGTCAAAGCCGAGGAACGCGACGCGCTGATTGCCGAGATGAACGACGAACAGGGGGAGTAGCATAGATGGGGCGTTACATAACCGAAGAGGATTTATACAGCCGTTTTTCCCAAGCAGATATTGAAGATTTGTGCCGGGGCGACGAAACCAAGCTTGCCGCCGTTATCAATTCGGCGGAAGAGCTGGCCGACGGCTATATTTCGCCCCGCTATTCTCTGCCGCTTAAAAACAAATCGCTGATTGTTATTGACGCCGTCTGCGACATTGTCCGCTACCGGCTGGACGACATTTCGGCGCATGAAACTACCAAAGAACGCTACGAACAGGCGATTGCCACGCTGGAAAAGATAGCCAAAGGCCTGGTGCGCTTAAACGAGCCGGCCGGCGAAGAAAAACCGACCAACCGGCAGATTTACGTCAAACGCAAGCCGCGCAAGTTCACGGCCGATATGTGGGAGGATTTCTGATGCCGGTCAGCCTGCGTTACAATTTCAACGATTTAACCAGACTTCAGGAACTGGGCAACCGGCTGGCCCGCAAGGCCGGCGACACCAAAAGCCTGATGGCGGCGGTGGCAACCGTCCTGAAACGGGGGACGCAAGACCGGTTTGAGAGCAAAACCACGCCGGACGGCCGCCCCTGGACGTCAAGCCTGTTTAAGACCGGCGCGCTCAAACGGAAGATTATTGCCAATTATGACGCGGACAAGGCCGAAGTCGGTTCCAACCTGAAATATGCGGCAATTCACCAGTTCGGCGGCGGCGTCAAGGCCAAAAACGCCAAATGCCTGCACTTTCTGTTAAACGGGCAGGACGTTTTTGCCAAGTCGGTCAAAATTCCGGCAAATCCCTATCTCGGCATTTCCGAGGCTGACGAAATCGCAGTCTGCCAGGCAGCCGAAACTTATCTTGCGGAGGAATTGAAGTGATAGAACAAATTGAGCGCGCAATTTTAGACCGGATTTCACAGGCGGCAGCCCAAAAGAAGCTGCTCTGCCATCCGGACAGGGTAGACACCTACAAGGGCGAACTGGCGGACGTAGAAGTCTTTATCCGCAGCCATCGGGCGGCCGTGCTGGTTTCTTTTGCCGATGAGAGGCTTAAAAGCGACGACGACAACGAAACCCTGATTGAGGCGGATTTTATTGTCCTTTGTTATGCCCGGGCCGAAAGCCGGCGCGAGAGCGACACCCGTTTCGGCGCCGCTTATCAGCTGATTGAAGACATAAAGGCGCTGCTGCACAAGGACGACCTCGGCTTTTTGGTCGAACCGCTGACTTATCAGGGGTGCGAACCGGTATTCAACACCCGGTTTTCAAATTACCACACCGCCATGTATGAACTGCGCTTTTCCTGCAGCTACGGCATGTCAAACATGGATCCGGAAGACCGCGACGACGGCAGCCTTGATAATTTTGAAACGCTGGCGACAACCTGGGAACTGCCGGAGTTTACCAGCAAAACAACCGTAGAACTGGAGCAGGAAGAACCCACACAACCGGAGGAATAATATGGAAAACACGATATTTGTTAAACCGAAGAAAAAGGAATTCATCGTCATAAAGCCGGACGGCAAGCGCCTGCGGGCTGACGGCGAAGTCGTCAAAGCGGACGTTTACTGGCGCCGGCGTGAAATGGACGGCGAGGTAGAAATTAACAGCATTGTTAAGAAGGGGAAGAAATAATGAGCATCACTTTTAACGAAATCGGCCAGGTCAAAACCCCCGGCGTCTATTGCGAAATTGACAATTCGCTGGCGGTTCAGGGACTGACCGGCAAGGAATCCTGCGGGCTTTTCATCGGGCAGAAGTCTTCTGCCGGTTCGGCTGAGTTTAATAAGGTTTATACCGTATATAACAGCACAACGGCGGCAAAACTCGGCGGCATCGGGTCGGAGCCGCACCGGGCGGCCATTGAGTGGTTTAAGCTTAACCCGTATAACGCTTTGAAACTGGTTGCGGTTGAGCAAAAAGACGGGCAGGCTGCCGCCTACACGCTGGAAATCACGGCCGAAAGCGCCAAAGCGGGCGAAGTCAGCCTGATGATTGCCGGCATATCTTTCACGATTGACGTTTCCGAAGGCATGAGCGCCGATGAGCTGGCTGCCGCTGTTATTGATGCCGTAAACGAAGAGCTGACCTGCCCGGTAACCGCCGCCAAAGGCGACAGCAACAACAAAGTCGTGCTGACCGCCAAAAACAAGGGCGAAGCCGGTAACGGCATAGACGTTCGATTGAACTATTACGATAGCCAGGAAACGGACACCGGCGTTGACATTAACATCAGCCAGACCGCAAAGGGAAGCAACAATGCTTCGCTGGAAGACACGATTGCGGCGCTGGGTGACGAATATTTTACCGATATGGCAACCACGTTTACCGACGAGGCCAACCTGAAGCTGCTCCGGACTATGCTTGACAAGCGTTTTTCAGCGATGATCAGGAACGAAAGCACGCTTTATCTGGCCGAAAAAGGCACAATGTCGGACTTGATGACGCTGTCGGAAAAAATGAACAGTCCGCATATTGTGTTGGCCGAAAACTATCAGACCCCGACCGAGCCGTTTATCCGCGCCATTCGCCTGGCGGCCATTTGTGCCCGCGAGGCGCAGCTGGATCCGGCGCGCCAGTACCGCACGCTGGTTTTACAAGACGAGCTGCCGGCTAAAAAACCGCTGACGGCAAGCGAACGCGACATTCTGTTGTCCCACGGTGTCGCTACTTTCACCACAGATTCGTCCGGCAACGTTGCGATTGAACGGGTCGTTACCACTTATCAGAAGTCAAGCCTCGGCGCCAAAGACGAAAGCTATCTTGATTTGACAACGGTTAAAACGCTGATTTATCTGCGCTATAGCTATGTCCAGCGTATGCAGCAGAAATATCCGCGCCATAAATTAGCCGGCGACAATTATGAAGTCCGGCCTGGGCAGGCGATTGCCACGCCGAAGGTTATCGCGGGCGAAGCGCTGGCTTTGGCCAAAGACTGGCTGGCGGCAGGGCTGATTGAGGAATACGACAGCTTCAAGGACAGCATGGTAACCGAACGCAATGCTTTGGACGTCAACCGCATTGACCAGCTGCTGCGTCCGGACATCATCAATAACCTGATGGTTATTGCCTGCAAAATTCAGTTTAAGCTTTAAGAAAAAGGGGAAAAGAGCATGGGAAACAATCCAAACCAAAGACGCGGCCGCGCCGTCGTCAAGGCTGACGGTGAGAATCTCGACCTTGGCGAAGTAACCTTTACGCTGCCCGGGGTCAAGCGGGAAGACATCAACGAAGGCAAAGGCTTTACCGAGGCGGACGCCGGCGGCTCCGTCAAAGGCAAACACTACAAGAAAAAAGGCGACAGCATGAAGCGGATTAACGAAATGGACGATGTTACAGTCGTTATAACCGAAGACACCGGGCAGACTTATATTTGCCCGCACGCCTGGAACGTCGAGCCGCCGGAATCTTCCAAAGACGGCAGCGACATTGAATTTCATTTTGCCGAAGCGGAGGAAATCGTAAATGGTTAAAAAAACTTTTACTTTGCATGACGGGCTGCAGGTCGGCGACGGCCCGGTGCATAAAGAAGTCGTCCTGCGCGACTTGCGCGCCGGCGACGTTATTGAGGCGACCGAAGACGCCGAACGCGCCTACACCACCGAAGACGGAAAGATAAGCATTGCCGCCAGCCCGACGCGTGTCGGTATGCTGATTCTGATTAAGCGCATCGAGAAGCTGGGCGACTTGCAAATGCCGCTGACGGAAGCGGAGTTCAAGAAGCTGACGCTTCGCGATATGAACCTGATTAACAAAATGGCGGACGAACAGGAGGCGCAGACGGCGTTGGCCGCCCGGGGGCGAGGCGATTGAGTGTTACGACAAGGCCTTGAGCCTGGTCGTAACCATGAAAAAGCACCTCCATTTTTCGGAAAAGGAAATTTTTGAAATGCCGTTGTCGCGGATTATCCGCTACACAAAGGCCGTCTAAAAGGGAAAAAAGATGAAAGCATCGTTGGTTTTGACATTACAGGGAAACGTTGTCCAGCAGGCCCGCCAGTTTGCTGAAGGCTTCCGTGCACTGTCAACCAACGGCCGCACCCAGATGGCGCTTTTGAGTCGCGGCGTCAAATCCTTTTCCGACGGGCTGGACGCGCTCGGCAACAAATATACCGGCATGCTGACCGGCGCCGCCGGTGCCGCGGCGCTGCGCTCTGCCGGCGGCATGGAATCCCGGCTGGAACGTCTGGGCATTGTTGCCGACCGTTCTAAAAAAGAGATGCAAAAACTCAATGACGAAATTTTCAAGGTTGCCCAAGACCGCAAAATCAATGTCGATTCTTCGGAAGTGCTTTCGGCAATTGAACAAATCACGGCCAAAACCGGCGATATGGCGGTTGCCGAGGAAAACCTGAAAAATATTGCCATGGTGCTTTCGGCAACCGGAGCCAGCGGCGACGACGTCGGCTCGCTGTTTTCTAATATTTTTGAAAAGTTCAATATCCGCGATTCGCAGGAAATGCTGGAAACTATTGACGCGCTGGCCAATCAGGGCAAAATGGGCGCTTTTGAGCTCCGCGACCTGGCAACCCAAGGCGAACGCATCATTTCCGCCTATGCCGCCATGGGCCGCACGGGCAAAGAAGCCGCCATTGAAATGGGCACGATGATGCAGCTGGGCCGCAAAGGCACCGGTTCGACCGAGCAGGCGGCAACCGCTTTTGAAGCGCTGGTCAGAAACCTCACCGACAACCGCATAATCAAAAAACTGCGTTCCATCGGCGTCACCGTCAAGGACAGCAGCGGCAATTTCCGCGCGATTCCCGATATTGTACAGGATATTATCGTCCGTACCAAAGGCAATACGACCAAGCTGGGCGAAATATTTGACGAATTCTCCCGCCGCGCCGTCAATCCGATTGCCATTGCCTACCAGCAGGCGCTGCAAGAGGGAAAAAGCGCCAAAGAAGCTTTTGAACAGCTGCAAAATCTGATGTCGGTTGATACTTCGGGCCAAAGCATTATCGGTGATTCCGAACGTATGGCGCAGACTTTTGAGGCGTCCGTTAACAGCCTTAAAGACGCTTTGCGGTATTTTGCCAACACCAATCTGGCCGAGCCGATTGCTAAACTGGCTCAGGCAATTAACAGCCTGGACGGGGCACAAGTGCAGAAATATCTGGAAATGGGGCTGCAGGCTGCCAAATATCTGGCAATAGCCTGGGGCGCCAACAAGCTTATCCGCGGCGGCGTTTCCCTGTTTTCGGCCGTTAAGAACCTGCGTGCGGGCAATATTGCCGGAGCTTTGGGCGCCGGCGCCTCAATGGGCAATCCGATGCCGGTTTACGTCGTCAATATGGGGGCGGGCGGTATGCTTGCCGATGCCGCGGGTATGGCCATGGGCGGCGGAACGGGAAAAGTCTGGCAGTTTTTGAAAGGTGCCGGAAAGTGGGGCAAACTCGCCGGCCGCGCCGGTGCCGGGCTGGGTATGGCCTACGGCGTTTACGAGGCCTTTACCGCCGAAGACAAGAAAGGCATCGGGCAGGGCGTCGGTACCGTTATCGGTTCGGCTCTGGGGCTTTTGGGCGGCCCAA